CTGAAAGCAGTCGGAATGTTTATGCTAGAAAAAGGAAAAGTTCTTGAAAAGCATGCTTACGATGGATTTGGAAATGATGTGCCTATTCGTTCTGGAATGGCACTCAATCATTTTGGAAGCTGGTCAAGACTTCTAACCACTTTGGAAGGAAGCTTTCCTGATGTATGGGCAGAGATTAAAAAGGCAGAGAACCCTCCGCCTCCTCCTCCCCCTCCACCCAAGCCTGAAGCTCCTGTAAGAAAGACTACTCTGTCTTCTAAAAAGACTTCAGTAAAGAAGGAAGTATAATGAATAAGATTTTTAATCTAACTTCTACTTTCAAGTCGCAAACCGTTGAAGACGGAAGTGTCATGATTCGTGGCATGGCAAGTACAAATGATTTTGACCGTGCCGGGGATACTATTTCTCCCGATGCTTGGGCAAAAGGTGGTTTGCGTAACTTTGAAAATAATCCTATCATTCTTTTCAATCATGACTATAATAAGCCAATTGGAAGAGCCACGGGGCTCAAGGTAACTCCAAATGGTTTAGAGCTTGAAGCGAAGATTAGTAAGTCCGCACCCGAAAGCGTGTGCGATTTAGTTAAAGACGGTGTCCTTGGAGCCTTTTCTGTTGGTTTCCGAGTCAAGGATGCTGATTACCTAGAGGAAACCGATGGATATAAGATAAAGGACGCTGAGTTGTTTGAAGTTTCGGTAGTATCCGTACCTTGCAATCAAGCAGCTACTTTCTCTCTGGCGAAGTCTTTTGACTCTTCTGAAGAGTACGAAGCCTTCAAGAAAACTTTCACCAATCGTGTAGATCTAGCCGGTCAGTCTCTGGCTAAGGATGATAAATCAGATATAGCTAGTGAAACACCGGACGGGGTTAACGCCCAAAAGGAGATCAAAATGTCGGAAGAAGTAAAAACTCCCGAAGTCGACTTGGAAGCATTTGCTAAGAAGGTGGCAGAAGAGACTGCTGCTAAAATTGCAATGAAACAAGCCGAGACAAAAGCCGCTGAAGAAAAAGCAGCGCAAGAAGCTGAAGCACAGGTTCAATTAGAAGCTGAGCAAAAAGCGGCTCAAGAAGAAGAAGTGAAGCAAGCAGTTGTATCTGGCGTTGAGTCAGGCACTGAAAAGCTTATGGAAGATGTTCAGAAAGAGCTTAATACTCGTAATGCTGACATGGAAGAGACTCTCAACAAGTATCGTAAAGAGCTTGAAGAGAAGTCTGATGAAATCGCAAAAATGCGTGACTCTAAGCGTGTATTCGCAGATCGTGCTCCAAAATCTGAAATCAGCAAGTGGGGTCAAGACTTCTTGACTGCACATATGCTTGGTGTAATGACTCGTAAGGGTTGGGACACAGATTTTGCTCGTGATGTTCAAGAAAAAGCAGGTATTAACTATACCGCTAGCGCAGCAGACATCGACCAAGAAGTTTCCTCTCTCATCGAGAAGGAAATCCAAAATGAACTTAAAGTAGCGGCATTATTCCGTGAAATTCCTGTAAATGGAGCAGCAACCGTACTGCCAATCTCCGTAGATGTTGAGCCAGCAGTTTTCCAAGCTGGTGCAGCAACTGCCGGTAACTTGGACAATCGCGGAGCGAGCGATGGCGCTGTTGAGTACAGACCTAAGCAAGTCATCTTGAATGCTTATCGTTTGATTTCAAGCACCTTTATGGACAATGATGTCGACGAGCAAGTACTCATCAACTTGATGCCTATGCTTATCGAAGGCGTAGCACGTGCACATGGACGCGCTGTTGAAAGCACAATTCTAAATGGTGCTTCAGGTGCAAACTCAGGTCTTAAAGACTTCGCAGCAGAGCACGTAGGCGGCCGTCGTGATATTTCAGACGGTGACGTAGTAACTGCTACTAACCTCCTTAACATGCGTAAGGAAATGGGTAAATATGGTCTCAGACCAGAAGAGGTAACTTACATAGTCAGCTCTAATAGCTACTATGACCTCTTGTCAGATTCTGCCTTCCAAACTCTGGATGAAGTAGGATCAGACTTGGCCATAAGAGTAACTGGTACTATCGGAGCAGTCTTTGGCTCTCCAGTTGTAGTATCAGAAGAGTTCCCTGCAGACAACACTGCTGGAAGCGAAGCAGCTTATGCTGTTTACGCTCGCAACTATGTTATGCCTCGACTTCGCGGCGTAACTGTAGAGCAGGATTACGAAGTGATGAATCAGCGACGAGTAATTGTTGCCAGCCAATCACTTGGTTTCGAAGAAATCGTAGCAGGTTCTGGATCAGACCAGCCTTCAGTTGCGATCAAGTTCGTAGCGTAATACTAAGGATTTATCCTAGAAACACGGGGGAGGCCTTCCTCCCCCAGTTTTTACTAATTTACTTATGGCAGACTTAACAACTATTGCTGACTACAAAGATGCCGAAGGCATAAATAACCCTAAGCATGACTTAAGGTTAGAAGCTTTAGTACCTTCCGTGAGTCAATTAGTAAAAACTTACTGTGGAAATAGTATTGTAGACTTCTTTAGTACGAATAAAGAAGAAGTACTAAATATTAATTGGGATACTTATATTGTTCAATTAACAGAAAGTCCTGTCAATGCTTTAGTAAGTGTTGCAGAACGACAAGATCAAGGAAGTGCATATGTATCTCTTTCTTCTGGAAACAATGACTTTTATTTAGATAAGTCCACAGATACAGTTTTTCGTACCAATTCATCAGGTTATACGAATTGGAAGAAAGGACCAGGAGCAGTAAAGATTGTTTATACCGCAGGGTATGCAACTACTCCGGCAGATTTGAAACTTGCCGTTTTTGATTTGATAAGTTATTATCTTCATGACGAGCATAAAGAAAGAAAGGTGTTACAGGGAGCTACGATACAAAATCAAGGTACTACTTCTATGAGAGATAGTGTTGCGTTTCCTGATCACATCAAGCGAGTTTTAGACTTGTATAAGAATTTTTAATGACAACTGCTGCTGTAAGAAAAAATTTGGCTGAAAAACTTATGAGAATTTTAAGTCAAGAAAAAGAAACAGCCCTTATTGAAGTTAATAAAGGTAGAAGCAGACCTCAGCTCTTAGTATTAAAAGATTTAAATTTTATAAACGAC